GTCGGCCATTGTAAAGAAGTCCTCCAACTCTGCGCTCATCCATGATGACGCGCTTCACGGCACCATCGATGGCATTTGCCAACTTATTAGCTTGATCACCGTCAGTCTCAGTGCTGGTGTTTCCACCTTGATCCACATTAACGGTGATATTTGTGGTCACACCGCCGCCTGCATTCTTACCTAAATCGACAGGGATGGATCGGCCGTTGGGCAGCGGCACAACAGCTTCGTTCATGCCACCTTCGCCGATCATCGCGTTAGTTGGTTTAGTGACAATGCCACCTTTTGCGAATGGTTCGACTGTATAAATCGAAGGGTCAACGTACTGGTCAATACCGTCGATGTTTAAGCCTGATGTGTCCTTTGCACCACCACCAAACAAACCGCCCAAAGCCTTCTTCAAAAGGTTGATGACAATAAGCTTGGCAATCATCTGTGCAGCCAGCTGCATAAAGGACTGACCAACACTCTTAAAGAAATTGGCAAAAGCCTCTGAAGCAGTCATGGTGCCGCTTACGACTCCCATAATCGACTGCGATATGGACTGTTCGATTGATTGAGCAATCTCTGCAATACGCTCACGGACATTGGTAAGAAACTCCATCGAAGTGGCGACGTAGTTCCTCAACGCATCAGAGCTTTGTAGCTGCGCTTCTGTTAGGTCATTGATTGCCGCCTCTGCATTAGCCGCATCCTCGTTGATCTTTGCCATCAAGTCGTTGAGGCCTGGCAGATTTTCTTTCTGCGCCTGTGCGATCCGATCAGTGCGTTCTTTCTCAATCTCCGCAAGCTGGAGCTGACGATTGATCTCTGCATCAGACATGCCCTCCATAGCCAAGCGGTTACGCATACGCAGCGCCTCTGCCTCTTTCTGCGCGGCCTCTGCCCGCTGTCTAAAGCCCTGTGTGGACTGGGCGATAGCCATAGACAGGTTGTCGGCTCTTAGGGCACCGGCTGACTCCTTGAATTGACCAAGGCGAGCTTGGGCTCCTGTAAGCCCTATTTCTGCTCTCTCAACCAAACCAGTAGCCCTAGCTGCATCCACAGATCCAGGGGCAGCAGCAGCTAGTTGAGCCTTGGCAGCTTCCAATTTTGCCTCTGCCTTGGTGACGGCGCTATCCAGTGAGGCAATCTCGTTGGCGACGGCTCTGTTCTGTTCTTGATATGTGTTCAGAATGCCCAACTGAGCACGTTGTGTGCCGCTGAGCTGTGCCTCGGCAATCTTGGCGTCATTCCGACGAAGTCTTTCCAGTAGTTTGAAACGCTGCTTATCGAACTTTTCAACCTCGCGGGCTCTTGCCTCAGCCGCACGTCGGGCATCTGTAGCGGTAAGTCGTCGTATTTGAGCTGCAGTGTCTTTTCCAGTGCCTTCACGATTGTTCTGTAAGTCTTCTGAGGTAACCAGCGTTCCCTGCTCAATAGTGCCGGAGCCTCGACCCTCAAGCTCTTTAAGTTCAGCACTCAAGCGCTCCATCTCCCCGAGAGCCACCATCGCTTGGTTTCGTCTCTGATTTATTCTGTTTTGAACCCTGGTGTCCTTACTCGTCTTTACAGTCCCGTCCTCATTTGTTGTTTCTTCATTAAGGCGATTGAACCTATCTTGAGCAGCATCAAGCTCACGTCTTGTCTTAGCAATAGCGCCTTCAGTACCCAAGCCCAAGAAATTATTCAGGGCTCGTATGGCTTGGTTGATATAACCAACGATTTCGCCAAAAACCTTTTGGAATTCAGCACCGATCGGCATCAGCAGATTGCCGATATTTCTTTGCAGCTCATCCAGTTCATTGGCTAGACGCTGCCCAGCCTCAGCAGAACTGTTTCCGATGTCCTTTGCTTGCTTGTCAAAATCTTCCAGCAGCGTCTTTGTGAAATTGACAAAGTCCTCGACCGAGACAGTGCCTTCCTCAAGACGCTTGTCGAGCATTGCGGTTGTGATGCCCATTGACTCTGCAAAGAGCGCAACTGCACCTGGCAAACGTTCACCGATTTGCCCTCTTAATTCTTCTGCAGAGACCTTACCTTTGCCGAATACTTGTGTAGCAGCAAGCAAAATTCCGTTCGCTTGTTCTTGCGAACCACCCAAAGCTTTGTTGGCCGCGATCAATCCACGGAAGGATTTAGTTATATCTTCTGCACCAACACCAGAGGCTTTAGCTGATGCGGAAAAACGTGTGAAACTCTTCGTCGCGTCTTGCAGCGGGACGTTGTAGTCCTTAGTGACTTGGCGAATGTCTGCCAGCGCATCGACGAATCCTGCACCTGTTACGCCCTTGAGGGCGATCTGCATCTTCTGCGTCTGAGCAGCTGCTACTGCTGCGTCGTTGGCGTATTGAGCTGTTGCACGGGCTAGATCCTCAACAGCTTGAATTGCCCGGCCTACAACTGCTGCTGCAATTCCTGCAACACCACCGGCCATTGCAGAACCAAGAAGCCCAGCACCGCCTCCCCCCGCCAAACCACTTGCAACCCCGCCCCCAATAGCGGCTCGCATACCGGTGTTGCCCCTGAACCCACGCATTGCGGGGGCTGGGCCGATAGGAGAGCCGTATTGGCCGGACATACCAGCCCGACGCTGCCTTTGCTGCGCAGCGTTAAAGCTAGCTGCTGCTTGTCGAGCTTTTGCGTATGCGTCTCTGGTTTCCCTTATCTCCTTTTTAAGTCTGCGAATACTATCTATATGGTCTCTGTTGTTCTTACCCTGGACACCAAAACCCTTAGCAGCATTTTGGGCATCTTGATACTTGACCTTAAGTTGACGAAGCTCCTGACCTAGTTGCTGCTGTGATTTTTTCTGACTTCTAAAATCTTTCTCAATTCGCTGTGTAGCCTTATCAGATGCTTTAGCAAACTCAGCAAGCTTTTTCAGCGCACGGCTGTTCTCAACGTCAAGCTTGTAAGTATATTGACCTTGAGCCACAGAAACTCCACGCCGTAAGTTAATTTTATCGGGTTATGTGCTAATAACTCTGCTAAGCGAAGCGATTACATAGACAGGCAACTTACGCTTAGCAATTAGACCCTTAAATACCTCTCTAGTCTCGGCAACAAAAAGATTGGCCTCTTCGTTGAGAGGGAAAGGCAACAACTGATCGATGTTGACTTCACCCGTCTTTTCTTTGCTGAAGCTCTTGGCAATACCAATAATAATGCCAGCAAGTCTTGCTGTAGAAATTGAATTTATATTTGCAGTGCGCTTCTGTTGCTCTGAGCCGAACCGAACAAGCTCGTAGATAAGCTTGAGGGGCATACGGACGAATTCATCCCGACCGATGTCCATCCCCGCTGGACATGCCCGGAGTTCGGAATAAACGTTTAGGAGATCGAGTTCAGAGGTGGCTAGGTACTGCCGTAGGAAAGCAATACGCTCAGTAACCACCTCTTCGGTCAGTTTCCCTCAGATTCCTCTTCTTCGTCGTCAGGATCAGGCCAGCCGTTTCGTTCCCACTCAACAAAGGTATAGATCTCGTCGAGCATCCGGCTGGGCATCTCCCTGGTGTCACTAATCTCCCAATCTGGGAGCTGCACCCATTTCTTGCCTTCCTTCAGCTCAGCCCTGTATTTCATAAACAGGGTCACAGTCAGGATTTTCTGTTCGCTTGCAGACTGGCCATGGGTCTGAATATCCGCAAGTTGATCGACGTAGTCATAGAGCACCTCTTGGTTCTCGTTGACGTCGGCAAGAGCGTCCAGCGCTTCTTGAACTGGAATCTCCTGCTTAACGGCGATGTCCTTTGCGATCTTCAGCAGCGCATAGGTATTCTTCGCCTGTTTACGGGCTACGTCTTCAATTCCTTCGATCTCGCCTGCTACTAGATCTTTGTAGATCGGGAATCTGAATGGGGCAATGTCGTAATACTCTTTCTGACCGAAGAAGATTTTTGAATACTTGCTCATGTTATGAAAAATGATGTGTCTGCAGCCACCATCTCGTGATGCTGACCACGGACATTTTCAGGGATTTCTACAGTCAAACTAACACCATCTTCTGAAATTAGTTTCATGTGTGAACACGAAGAAGGGGCGATGTAAACCGCCCCGACCTCAAGTAATTCACCTTTCACTCGACAGTTGATGAAGAAAGACTGCTTGTCCTCAGACGTAAGCAGATCAGCTTGCATCAGGCGTAGACGTCGAGAGCGGAGGTGCCGTTGTTAAGAGTGCCCACATAGATCTCACCGCGACTTTGGAAGCTCCACGAATACTCGATCAGACCATCCGAGGGGGCGGCTTCAGAAACGCCCGTCACACAGGCTTGGAAGGCCCGCACAAAGTACATAAAGTTGTTGCTGCCGTCCTGTCCCAAAAGGGTCAGCATTTCGACGAACACCTCTTTGTCGGGATCAGATTCAGCCGCCATCACAAGGCTCAGAGCGGCGTCAATATCCGCCTGTGGAGCGCCTGAAGAGAGGCTGTTGATGAAGAAGGTCGTGCAGGCCATTTCACCGGCCATGGTGGTGCCCACAGAGTCCCTGTAGCCGTTATCGCCGAGCAGGAAGAACTCTTGGGAAGTAGGTGCAGGCGTGTACTCAGCCTGAGTCAGACCCTTCAGAAAACTGAAGGTCGTCGATGAAGGGGACGTGTAGGTGCTACCGGTGTTGCCACTTCCGTGAGCGGCAGGGACTTTACGGGTGCCACCAGGGTCAGCGATCCGCACGATGCGGTCCCGCCCCTTAGCAAACGCACCTCCAGGAAGTTGAGCCATTAGCTTATCTCAGTGTGAATTGAGTAGTCGGGGATAGTTACTTTCAGGGATTCGTAAGATATGTCTGTTTGCGGCGTATGTACCGCTGTATCCATATCAGGGAAGGCCCGAAAAAGAAGCAAACGAAGATTGTCTAAGGTGACCGATGTGTCGTAACTGGTAAGGGTTACGGTCCAAAAAAGATTTAAGAAGACCGCCTGAGACATCGTCGGTAAATTCCGTGCTTCCGGTACTTCATCTATGACACATTCTGTGCCTGAGATTGTCCAGTCCTTCGGAACTTGCTGTGAACCCCGAACCCAAAGGGCGGGGGAAGAGGAACCATCTGGGAGATTATATGTTCCCAAAAAAGATCCAACAATAGAGTCTACAAGTAAGCGTACTTCTGATACACTAGCCATCTAACTCTCTCCTCAGTCTATCAGCGAAAGTTTTTAAGGGCTCCACCTCTTTTTCGGCTTCTTTTGTCCAGGGACGATGCCGATATTGTTGGCCATCTTTTAATTTTGGCCCGTCATGAACGACTTGTGAATAATCAACATGCCATGTCCACTCAACAGCAGTATCGCTGATAGTTTCCCTGCGTTGACTTGCGCGAAGATTGCCTAAATCGACAATGTCTCTAGGGGCTGTAACCGTTTGACCGTTCTTACGAATGGTTTTATTAGGCCAGTCCCATTTCTTTTCGGAGATCTGTTTAATGAACTCCGCGCCGAATTTTCCAGCCGTCTGGTTTAGGGCGGCCTTTACAGCTTTGTCGAACTCCCTACGAAGTTCATGTGGCTGAATGTCTCGTGGCATATCAACCTGCAGCTCCGGTTTGCTCGAAGATGCCCTCAAAGCTTTGGAACTGTGACGCTCGTGCAAAAGGCAGCAAGTTCGTTCCAAGGTCAATTATGCGGACACGACCCTGAACGCCATTGATAGTGGCGCTGGCGTACATGCCTGCCTTGATCTTGGAACTAAAGGTGGCAGGAGACAACAGCCGTCCGCTGCATTGCGTGTCTACCTTGTTGATACCTTCTTTGTTCTCTTGGAATTTTCCACTGAGCTGGATGTTACAGGTATAGGTCTCAGAAACATTGTTCTGAACCCTGTTACCAGTAGATGGATCAGTAGAAAACGACCCATAGACCTCAAAGACTAGGGTCGCGTTGTCGAAAGGGGAATAGGAGCCCATCAGTAACTAAAGCCCGTTAGCTTGACAAGCCCCTCCCTTAAATACAGATACGTCGCGCCATAGGTGGTATCAGCCAGCGTGTAACCGGCCGCACCAACGTACTTCTGGACTCTCGCGTTTTGACTGACACCGATCTGTTGGCCGATTGACTGTGTCCGGCTTGCCAGCAAATGCGCCGTGTAGTAATTCACGGCGTCATCGTACTGATCTCCCCAGATGTCGGAGTCGTTCAAACGCTGAGATTCACCGATGCTGGCGGTAATGACAGCACTCTCCAGGTTCGCAAACTCTGGGAACCTTTGAATGAAAGTAGTGCTGGTTACAGCCATCAGCCGTCGCCTTCAGTGATTGAGCGGATACGTTTCTGAATGGCGTTCTTCACTCGAACACGGTTCTCTGCCACGTCCCACTCCTTGAGCAGGTCCATGTCAAAAGTCTTGTTGATCAGGGCCAGAGCTTCCTTCATCGGCTTGGTGGAAAGACCACCAGTCGCTTTGGGTGCTTCGGTAACCACTTCAACGTCGTCTTCGACAGTCAGAGCGCCGATTTCGAGCAAGTCAGCCACAAGGGGCATTTCCTTGACCTGTTCCCAAGTAGCAGGGTCAATGTCGCGATTGACCCCACTCTTGAACTGCACATACTCGGAACTACCAGTCCGGTTCCCGATCAAAGTGAAGCCGAGAGTGACTTCCTTATCGCGGGGCGGATTCTCTAGTTGAGGAGAGTAAGTAACAATCATTTTCTGAGGAGATTAGTTTGATCAGGCCTTCTCGACGTAGAGAACGCTCTTGGGGTAGTAGATGGCGGTGCCGCCGATACGGGCGTGGCTAGCCACGGTAAATTCGAGCCCTGACCTGACCGGGGGGAGGAACTCAAGGGTCTGCGGGAGGTGCAGTTGCAGCTTTTCGGGGCTGCGGTTGTAAGCAACGATGCGGTCCTTGCTCAGCACAGACTTGCTGGCGGCCAGCTCATTCAGCGGCTCGATGGCGCGGATGAAGGGGTTGGTACGCAGGAAGAACTCCATCACAGTGGTGTCACTGGTGGTGGAGCGAGCGGTGGTGCTGATGATGCGATACACGTCGTAAGGCACCAGCAGGGTGTCAGGGGTCTCCTTCTGGTTGGAGCCGTTGACGATGCGAGTTGCTGCCTCGTTGAGGATCTCCAGCATCTCGTCGGTGGTGGTGGAAGCGCCGTCGAACCACTTGTTCGGGACGATCTTGTCCACTTGGTCAGAGTTAATCAGACCCTTCATGCCAGAAGCGGAGTCACCGAAGAAGGCGATGTCCTGCACTTTCTCTTCGTAGGCACGACGCACGGCGTTGGCGCGACGTTGCTCCAGTTGCATGCCAGGAACCTGAGCAGCAGCGCGGGTCTCCTGAATGGTGTAAGCGAAAGATGCACCCAGGCTGCGGACAGGCAGGGTGACTTCCTTGCGGAGCACGTCAGCGCGAGGGAGATCGCTGCCTTTGTCGGCAATGACCTTCATCTGGCCCTGAGCGTCGAAGATCCGGTAGGTATAGGAATCGCTACCAGATGCAACTTCGGTGCTAATAGGCAGCACAGAAGAGTATTT